CCAGCACGTACACGCTGGGCGACGCCGAGGACTCGATCACCGATGGCAACGTGGTCGAGCACGACGGCAAGCAGTGGGTGCTGCACACCACGCAGGCGCCGACCGCGACATTCCCTGGCACTGCGAACTGGGATGAACTGAAGCCGCTGCCGTTCTTCAGGACGATCTGGGGGGATGTCACCAAGACGGAGAGCGCGACGAACAGCAAGGCGATCCTGAATGCCTTGGTGGCCGCCGGTTTCCCGCTGCGCTTCCACGCCTATGTCTACATGCCTGGAGCCGACAAGACGGGGGAGACCGGAGGGCTTCCAACAGCCACATGGCTCGACACGAACGACGGTTGGCTGTACTGCGACGGCGAAACGCTGGTCACGACGACCAAGACGACCGCCAGCACCACCACGTCGAGCAGCACGATTGAGCTTTCGGACACTACCGGGCTGACCGTTGGCATGTCGGTATGGGGTACTGGCATCGCGGAAACCAACGAGGCTTTTGTCACCGCGATCCTGTCCGGCCCGCCGCGTATCACAGTCGGGACAGACAAAACGACCAGTGGCGTGACGGCCTTGAATGTCACGATTGCATCGGGCGCCACGCTGAACTTCAGCAACCAGCAGTGGGAGTTCCGCGACTTCGATACGTCGGCTGTCGCATCTGCGAAAAGCCTATGCGTCAGTCCTGCCATCGTCACCCGTCGCCTCGACAGCAACGGCGACCACTGGGCGCAGTGGATGGGCAAGCAGCTCCGCACGGACTCCACCTACACCGGCTGGCCGATCTACGGTCTGAACCTCGACAACGTCATCCCCATGGAAGGGTACGCCACGGGGTCAGGGGACCAGATCACGGACGCCTATGAGGCGTCATTCCCAACGTACTCCACTGGTCATCACCGGCTTGGTGTGCGCGAGCGATGCACGGAAAGCGCCGCCAAGGCCGCGATCTACCAGGGCTGGCTCGACGTGTGCGCGGGGTTGCGCAAGGCGGGCTGGCGCATCTGGGGCAACGGCGGAACGAAGCGGCCTGCCGTGTGGCACGGCATGACGGACAGCACGCTGATGGAGGGCAGCGGCAGCTTCTACTCTCCCGAGAGCGGCCACGGGCAGGCGGGCTGGAGGCAGAACTACGCCAACGCCAAGAGCCACTGCGAGGGTGAGAGCAGGTCGCGTGTTGCGCCCGTGGTGTGGCACTGGAAAAGCTACGACGACGACGGCGGTGGCACTGCGGGCCGTCCGGTGACGCAGCCGTGGCACCGCGACATGATGTTCGGGCTCTGCAGCACACTGCTGACCGACTCCGGTCTGTTCGCATACACGCGCGAGGCCGCCACGGATTACCCTGTGGAGGTCAGGGACCGCTTCTACCTCGCAGAGATGGACGCGCGGATCGGCGTGCCGGTGGGCAGCATGCCATCGGTGGCTGGCGATGGGTCTGGCTTCTGGGTGCGCGAGTACACCAACGGCCTGGTGGTGGTGCGCCCCAAGGGCACCGGCAACGCCACCTGGGCGACAGCGGGTGATGCGGACTACACCCTGCCCTTCGATGTCGTCGAACTGACCGGCACGCTGAACCCGGAGGACCAAGGCCGCACGCGCCTCGCCGGCACGACGGTAGCGTTCCCGCCGAGGTCGGCCAGGATCTTCCTGCGGGCCTGAACCACGCAGCCATGACCGAGCCCCACACCAGCACCGTCGTCGCCGCTGTCGAGTACGCGTGAGCCTGAGCAAGGCCATCGCCCACAACAAGGAGCGGCGACGCGAGTACCGCGGAGCGCGCGCCATCTTCAGCAGCTGCCGTCATCGAGGCAGCTGCTCCTACTGCGAGCGCAACCGACGCATCGTCGAGCCCAGGCTCGACGCGCTGACGAAGCTGCGCAACTGAGTCTCCGCCGAGAGGCGGCTTGAAGTCCTGGTGCCACTGGCGCCAGGCCGCCCGGGCTGATCTCCGGGCGTGGATCTGCCCATGAGGCACCAGCTGCCTCACAGCCCCTTGCTCGGTGGGGGACATCACCGAGCACCCTGAGAGAGCACGACAGCAGTCGCGCACGACACGGACCCAGAGGACACGCGAGAGCGCCCTCAGGAGGGTTCACCTTTGTCTGCATACGGCATCAGCGCAGTCGACCTCCTCGTCAAGTAGCCGAGGCATCCCGCCAAGGCAATTTTTCAAGGACATCGAAATGACGACCTATGGCGATATCTCGCCGCGCACCGCCGCGTACGCCGCGAAGGACCTTCTGAAGCGCGGCCTCCCCTTCCTGGTGCTGGAGAAGTTCGGCCAGGCGAAGCCCCTGCCGGCCCAGAACAGCAAGGTGATCAAGTTCCGCCGCTACAGCGCGCTGCCGACCGCGCCCGTCGCGCTGAGCGAAGGCGTGACCCCGGCCGGCCAGACGCTCGCGTCGACCGACGTGACGGCCACCCTGACCCAGTACGGCGACCGCACCATGATCACCGACGTGGTCGCGGACACCCACGAGGATCCGGTGCTGCAGGAGGCCATCGCCCTGATCGGCGAGCAGGCCGCGCAGATGATCGAGAAGATGCGCTTCGGCGTGCTGAAGGCCGGCACCAACGTGCTGTACGCCAACGGCTCGGCGCGCACCGACGTGAACACGCCCATCAGCATCACGCTGCAGCGGCGCGCCACGCGTGCCCTGAAGCGCCAGAACGCGCGCTTCATCACCTCGATCGTGCGCTCGACGCCCAGCTACGGCACCGAGGCCGTGGCGCCCGGCTTCGTCGGCCTGATCCACCCGGACTGCGAGGCCGACGTGCGCGGCATGGCCGGCTTCGTTCCCGCCGAGAAGTACGGCTCGATCTCCCCCTGGGAGAACGAGCTGGGCAAGGTCGAGGACGTGCGCTACGTCACCAGCACGATCTTCGAGCCGTGGGCCAACGGCGGCGGCGCGAAGCTCACGATGCTGTCGACGGGTGGCGTGAACGCCGACGTGTACCCGGTGCTGTACGTCGCTCGCGACGCCTACGGCATCGTGGCGCTGAAGGGCATGTTCGCCGTCACCCCGATGGTGGTCAACCCGAAGCCGTCGGACAGCGACCCGCTGGCCCAGCGCGGGCACGTCGGCTGGAAGTCCATGCAGACGGCGGTGATCCTCAACGACGCCTGGATGGTGCGCGGCGAAGTCGCGGCGACCGCCTGAGCGGCGGCTGAGTGACCAGGGCGGCGCTTAGCGGCGCCGCCCGTCCCCCACAGCAACCGAACAAGGAACCACCATGTCCTCTCTCTCCAAGGTCCGCGACGCCGAGCTGCGCAGGCTGCTGGGCAACCAGTGCCTGTCCAAGGTGACGCTGGCCATCAACGCGGGCAGCGCCGCGACGATCAAAACCACGGGGGCCACGATCTTCAGCATCGATGGCGTCCTGTACACCAAGGCCGCGCTGTTGGCCCAGTCGTTCGCCGTGACGCACAACGCGTTCGGCGAGGCGGTTGGTGGCGACCAGCCGCCGGCGTACGTCCAGCCCGTTCTGACCACGGTGTTCTACCTGGTCTGCCTGAACGCGGCCGGCACCGTCGCCATCGTGCAGGGCAGCTACGAGGGCCAGTCCATCGCCTACCCGAACGACCTGAGCAAGGTGCTCACGGGCAAGGGCGGCCTGCCGAAGGAGCCGGAAGGCTACACGGCCATCGGCGTCGTCAAGATCGCCCTGGCCGGTGCCGCGACCTTCACGCCGGGCACGACGGCTCTGGACGCCGCCAACGTGACGGCGACCTACTACGACGTCTCTCGCCTGCCGGCCTCGCTGTAACGCTGGTCGGCTTCGGCCTCGCTGGGGTGACCGGGCGAGGCCTTTTTTCGCGCCCTTGGCGCAACTCTCTGTGAGGAACCAAACATGAGCACCAACTCCACCGTGACCACGCTCGACGACGCCAGCAAGCCGCCCGCATCCGCCGCCAAGCGGGAGGCCATCGTCGTGAGGGGGGCCAATGCGAGCCCCGACCTGAGCGGCAAGCGCGTGACCGTCACGATCAACGCCGCCGAGGGCGACGGCGGCAACGACCCCGTCTTCGTCGGCCACAACGGCTTCGGCTACCAGATCCCGCGCGGCGTGCCGGTCGATCTGCCCGTCGAGGTGCTGCAGATCCTGAAGGACGCCAAGACGACCATCTCGCACGTCGGCGACGGCGGCAAGCTGGTCGAGCGCACCGTCCAGCGCTACACCTGGCAGGTCGAGGACTGAGGCTAGGCCATGGCGTCCAACACCCTCGTGCGCGACGCCCTGTGGCAGGTCTCCGACCAGCTGCAGGACACCGCCCCTCAGTTCAGGCGGTACAAGCAGGATGCGATGGTGCATGCGCTGAACGATGCGCAGCGCGTCATCGCGAAGTTCCTGCCGTCGTCGTGCTCGAGGGTGGACGCCATCAAGCTGGTGCCTGGCACGAAGCAGTCCATCGAGCTCGTGCTGGCAGCCGACATCAAGCCGGGTGACGGCACGACGCCTGTCGACCGTCGCGGCAACAGGCTGCTGTCCAGCCCCATTCGGAACATGGGCGCCGACGGCGAGACGCCTGGCAGGGCCATCCGCGTCGTCGAGCGAGTCGTGCTCGACCAGAGCGACCCGGACTGGCACACCAGCAAGGCCAAGGTCGTGACGCAGGTCGTCTACGACCCGCAGTTCCCGAAGGTGTTCTACGTGTGCCCAGGCGTGACCGATGCCGCGGACGTGTGGATCGAGATCCCCTGGCTGCCCGATCCCATCGAGATCCCTCTGGCCGGCAACTACGCGGTGGGCGGTGGCAGCACGGTGAAGCTGTCGGTCGACGACAAGTTCAAGGACGACGTCGTGAACTACGTGATCGCCAGGCTCTACATGATCGATTCCGAAGTCGAGGGTGCTGCGGTCCTCGCCGCGGGCTACTCGCAGCTCTTCGTGTCGAGCATCAACACGCAAGCCGTGGCCATGGGTCTGCCTGACCCGAAGCTGCGCGCGCTGCCGATTCCTGGGGGGCGCTGATGGACATCGCGGACCTGCTGCCAGAGCTGCTTGTCGACGCGCCCGAGTGCCCCGATGCGACGGCGCGCGCGGCCATCCTCGGCGCGGCCATCGAGCTGTGCAATGACTCCCTGGTCTGGAACGAGATCCAGGACCCGATCGCCCTGATCGACGAGATCCCGACCTACGACATCGACACGCCGAGCCAGGCCGAGGTCGTTGCCGTCATGGGCGCGTGGCTGCCGAGCGGTCCTCTGCTCCCGAAGACGCTGTCGGAGATCGTGCAGATGTACCCGAACTGGCAGGCCGCGTCGTCGCCGTCGCCGGAGTACTACAACAACGTGCCGGGCAACTCGACGATCCGCGTGTTCCCGATTCCGGTGAATGCCCAGCGCGCCCCCATGACGATGCGCGTGGCGTACGCGCCAATCCGCACCGCCGACGAGCTCCCGGACGCGCTTGTCAGGGCGCACCAGGAGCTGCTGATGCGCGGTGCGCGCGCCAGGCTGATGCTTCAGCCGCGCAAGCCCTGGAGCGACGCCAGGCTTGGCGCGTTCAACGCTGAGCTGTTCGCTGCCGGCAAGGTCGACGAGCGCATCAAGGTGACGCACGACGGCACGCCAGGATCCATGACCGTGAAGGCCCGCGAGTTCGGGTTCTGATGAGGGCAACATGACCGAGAAGATCAAGCTGGTCAAGGGCGATACGCGGCCTCAACTGAAGGTGGTCGTGCGCGACGAGGGCACCAAGGAGGTGATCGACATCTCTGGCGCGACATCGGTGCGTCTGCTGTTCCGACAGGCCGGCAGCGAAGTGCTGCAGGCCACGCTGACCGGCACGCTGCTCACCGGGTTCGAAGAGGAGGATGGGACCATCACCACCTCCGCGCCGTACGACGTGGCCGGAGTCGGCGGCCGCGTCGTCTTCCCCTGGTCGGCAGGCGACCTGGATTGCGACCCTGGGCAGTACGAGGGCGAGATCAAGGTCACCTTCGCCGACAGCACCATGCAGACGGTGTACGAGGCCCTGAAGTTCGTCGTGCGCGACCGCTTCGGCGCCTGACGGCGCGAAGGGCTTCAGCGGGCCCCTGACATGTCGGCGAGCGCGACGCTGCTGCGCGTTGCCGTCACCTACGCGGCCCTGCTCGCGGAGGTCGAGGCGTCGCAGCTTGAGGCCGCTGACAGGACCGAGGCCGTCGAGGCCGTCGCGGCCATCAGCCTGCTGGCGGTCCTGGCCGACGTCGACGCCTTGGCGGCTGTGTGTTCGCCGGCCGTCATGGACGTCGCCGCCAGGGCTGTGGTGCTCGATGTCCTGGTCGAGGTTGGCGAGTACCTCGTGTACCGCGAGTTCGTCGACGCTTTCGCGACCGGAGATGCCGTTGTCGTCGAGCTCGAGAAGAGGCTGAGCGATCCGGTTGCCGCCGACGACGTGGCCACGGTCTCGCCAATGCCTGGGGCGAACGACCCGCTGTCGACGTCCGAACTGCTGGTGATGCTGTCGGCAAAGCGCCTGGCCGACGCGGTCACAGCCGTCGACTCGGCATCGGTGATGAGCTTTTCCGTGCTCGGCGGCGCCGCCCTGTCGGACGGCCCTCACCCGGCGGATGCTGCGGCTCTCGAGGCGACGAAGCCTGTCGCCGACGTCGCCTCCGCGCCAGACGCCGCGGCCATTGCCGCCGGCAAGGCTCTCGCTGATGCGATCTCCGCGTCCGATGCCGCCGTTCTCACATGGCTGTCGATCCGCGAGGAGTGGGATGGCGTGCTTGCCGACGACGATGTCGCGCT